AATCTTAAACCTTCGTGCTATGTCTATACCGTATGAATTAAACTTTGTTCTACTTTTTGCGGCGGTCATTTTCCATCCTTTGCGCCTTAACTCTTCGCCGTTATCCTGCCGGGAATTGTCGTAATAGATCGTATCAAATTTGCCGTGTTCAATCTTTTTTAACCTTTCGTCTAAATCTGAATTGGTCATCCCTCTTTGATAACATCTTAATTTCAGATACAGGTCGTCCCCGTCCCGGTAAACGTCTAAAATAACAGAAGGGTCATTGACAAAACCCCAGTCCATACCAGTGCCTAATAACTTAACGGTTTCGGGTATCTTTTGGACGGTGTCATAATCAAATACTGAATTAGGCCGCTTGCCTCTTTTACCTTCGCCGTAAACAGTCCAGTACCATAGATTCGCTTTCTTTAGTAATTCGATTTCGTGTACTTCTTCAGGCTCTAAAAACTTGTTATCTAAATATGTAGTTATGTGAAACCCACAATCAGGCCGGTTTAAAATAGTTTCATCCATCCAATGTGTTTCGAAGGACGGGTTGTAATCTCCGATTACTTTTTTCTTTGCCCTAATGTTTAATTGAAACCAGTCTTCATATGTCAGTTCGTTAATTTCGTTAATGTAGAGCAAATGTCTTTTTCTTCCTTTTACTCTTTCGGGCTGATCCACTCCGATAAATTCAACCAGGTTCCCGTATAGTGTGTATTCGTTTTGTGTTTTGTTATGTAACTTCTCAGAATAAAGATTATAAAAGTTTAGTATCTCAAAGAAGTCCCTCATAGCAGAACCACGCAAAGCGGAAAAGGTTTTGCGGCAAATTGTGATAATAAGGTTTTGGTTTTTATGTGAGGCGCAATAAGAAAAGATAATCCAGATCAGGATATTATAGGTTTTCGATGATCGAGTGCCGCCTTGCTCAATGTCTATCCTGTATGTACTTTCTTCCAGGTGTTCAAATACGACAGTAGTCTTAACATCGATCATTTAACTATGGTTATCTGAATAGGCTGGTTGTCCGGGCCTGTGATCTTTGTTTGTTGTGAGTTTATCCGGTCGCTTTCGTTATCATCTCCGATCAATTTGTAAAGTGCAATTTGTAAAACGGGCGGGGCATCTTCTTCTTTCCACCTTTTCCGCATTTTCTTCTTTGTGGTCGTCCTGTTAAATTCTATCTTTTCTTTTATGTCGTTAAAGTCGTTAGAGTCAACCGGAATATATTTATAGAATGAAGGCTTAGAAATACACAAAGAAGCGATGATGTCTTCCATAAAATACACATCAGGTTCTAAGGCTATTTCATTTGCTCTCTTTACTATATCGGTTTGATCTAAAGCTGTCATTCAGGCGTATAAGTTCTCCAGATTGCTTCCAATTGTTCAACCATTGATAACCAAAGTTTGTAAGACTTCGTACAAGTCATGCAGGGCATTTCCAGAGGCAGTCCATAAACGGCACGGTGTATTTCGTAGATCGCTGTGAGTTGTGGCATTTCGATTGTATTGCGCTTTACCTGTCCTGCTATAATCTCTCTTTCTTTTGTCCAGCGGTCGTACTGACTTAATGTCATGCAGTTGATTGTACGGGCATACTTGATCAGCTTATTTAGAATCTTTCTACGTTCCTCACATCCGCAATCTTTGCCCGTCTTTGCTTCCCAAAGTTCAACGGCTTTCTTTATGCCGGTTGCCTGGGTGATCTTTGCGATGGTATCTCCTAAGCCTTCGCTTTTGGGTTTTGCGGTTCGGGGTTTTCTTGGTTTGCCTTTGCTCATAATTCATTCAGCATTTGAGATAAATATTCTAATTCCTTCTTCATTTCTTCAATCATCTTTTCCCTCTTATTCCTAATCATAGAATGAATGTGTTTAATCATTTCATTTTGTTCTGATGGCGGATATGGATAAATTAAATCTGCCATATTAGCAGCCTCTTCGAGGTGCTTAGGATTGTTTGCCACTGGTACATCTATTTTACATCCATTGTCATACATAATTTTAAGTTTTTGGTTAATTTATAATGCTGGAAATTTATCCGGGTTTTCTAATATAACGGATTTCATGTGATCCTTTACCCTCTTTAAAGTTACAAATACATTCTTTGATGATATACCAACGGTTTCAGCGAGTGACCTTATTGAGTGATCTTCGCTGTAATAGGTCAAAGTCATTAGCCTGTCGTACTCCCTCATATTTGCCAACTCTCTTTTGATACAGGCACACATATCATCCGTTGATAACTCTGGTTCACTTTCGGTTAACGGCTCGTCTATGCCCTCGTAGATAGGCTCCAGGTGCTTTGTTAATCGATACTCATTAATTAAGATGTTCCTGATTGAACTGAAGACGTAAACCATATTAAGTTTTCCTTTGTAAAATATCCGGTCAAGGTTGCCCTCTTTTTGTTGCATCTCACAAAGTTTCAGGTAAAAGGATTGAACGGCATCGGCGGCGGCTTCGGTGTCCATTGTGTGCCAACGGGAAATGCGAGTAAGATCACTATGGTACTTATATACATCCGACACGGTCACAATTTAATCACCTGTATTAATACTCACTGTAAATTCAGCTACTTGCATATCTCGCAATATACATAACTTTTCCCTCATTGAAGGATCATCCATAACTATTTGCCTCCATTGTTCTGCGTCAGTGGGGTCAAGTTTCCTACAAGTGAAATACTTTTGAAGTTCTTTGAAATCTAACTTTTCAACTATCTCATGTATTTGCCTTCTATAAACCTGCTCATCGGTCATAGAAATTCTTTCCTTTTCCACTATTGTGAGTTGATACTGTGATTTGTACTTCATATCATTTGATTTTCCGGGTTATTATTCCTTGACGTTTGTATTGCTTTTCAGTGAAAGCGGTGTAACCTGCGATCTGCATACATAATACTAAGTCTTTTGGGTTTTTACTGCCCTCGTCATTTAACCAGGTGAGGGTAAAACCTTCTACCTGGTCTTTTGGCATATTGTGAAAAATTACGAAACTTTTGCCGTTATTGAAACCTATCTTTGTTTTGAGTAGATTCATTAAGACAAAGATAATTAACTTTTCTTTAAATCAATATCTTTTTTTTCAACATCAATCTCTTTGGCTTTTACATACGCCCGCAACTTTTGTAGGAAAACGGCTTTAACTTTGTATGTTCCTCTTAAAAGTGCCATCCGTGAAATGTTGATTGCCCTTTAGAAGATAAATCCCCGTTATCGGTTTGAGAGTATTCAGGGAAATGACTTGAATTTGCACACAAGTAGTCTTCGAGCCTTGCGCCGTAAAACTCTGCTTTATCCCTGTATAATTGCACCAACTTGCTTATGTCGGCCATTTCCAACGGGGTAGTGTTTTCGGGTGTGTGCTGGTATATCCCCCCGTTAGCGATTTCAAACGCTGCGAACGGGATAAAGTCAACCATGCAATAGTAAACCAAAGCAGGGGCAATGTGATCTTCTACTAAGGTTTTATAATACTCATTCCCTGCCGTGCTTAACGCATCAGCTTCTACCAGGTCTTTACATTTCTCCAGTAGCTTAGTGCCTATAATTGACTGCAATTGAATATCCTGCGAGGTTTTGATGTGAGGCAGTATCTTATCGGTGTCCACAGTACCCTTCATGCTGGTTAGTCGCATGATGTCATTCCGGTTTATTAATAGTATCTCACTCATTTTCTTCCGTGTTTAGGCATATACCAGGGAGCAATAGGAACTTCAGGTTCGTTTGGTTCTATCGTTACACCTGCGGATTTTGCGCTTGCTACAGATACAGGCTTATCATTTCCTAAATCATCGGTTTCTGAAGCTGGCAGGAACTTGCCTGAAGGATCACGACGACGGAAATAAACCCGGCGGTTCCAATAGTGATGACAATTTACCCCACCCTTATAAAGCCAGATCGAGTAAGTATCTTCGCCTTTTGCTGAAAACTCTGAATTTACCCCGGAAGCCTGCATTTGGATTATATCTTCTTTTCGGTAAACCATTCCTGATGTTGCCCGTTCTACCATTTGTTTACAGAACTGTCTTGAGTCCGACTGAGTCCGGGGGGGGGAATAAGCATACCTGACTTTATATAGTCCTTTGTTTTTATCCTGACTGGATTTCTCTGAAGGGGATCCGTCTAAATCTGACAGGCTTAAGCCGGTTGTGTCAACAGCTTCTTCCAATACTAAATCCCACTCCTCCGGGTTTATTAACTCCCCTACTTTGTCCAAATGCTCCAGCCATACCCGTTCCTGATCTTCTGACATTTCGGGATGAACGTGAGAGAGTGCGGTAGTCTTTTGCTCGGTATCAAAGAAAGCGTTATCCCTGAAGATTAACGGAATTGATATACCTATATCTCCTAAAACCTCCTCAAAGGCATCGATTAAGATTTTACGATAAGGATCAAGTACAATCGCATTAAATAGTTTATAGGCTTCTGTGAGTTCCTGGGCGTTGTTTCCTAATCCTGATGAATCCCGTATGCCAAAAAGTAAAGGCGAAACGATCCTATGTCCTAATAGAACTTTCGTACTGCATTCTGTTGTAAGGAATTGGAATTGTTTATCCAAGTCCGAAACCGGGACGCTCTCAATGTTTGCCGCTGATTCTTTGTTGTCGTTAAAACTCAAAACAAACTTTCCTGCGTTGTGCGAGCCTGTAAATTTAGATTGAATCTTTCCTTCGATCAAACTTCTTTCTTCTGGTCCTGGATCGCCATTGTTAAAGTTAATCAAATAACCAGGTACAAAACCATTTAAGACGTTGTTAAGATGGAAGGTTGCTATTTCTTCTTCTAAGTGAGCATAAGCTAAAGAGCCGACATAGTCAGGCGAAGGATAATAAAACGCACCGGCACGGAAAGGTTTAACGGCTTTGATGCTTATATTTGCTTTGATGTCCTTTTTATAAGCAGGAAAAGATTTAGGTATGTATTTTGATTGTCCTGATTTTTGCCAGTTATCGGAGTAAAACCATTCATCTATTTCGCCTTTGTCATTTGCTATGCCTGACCGCCAATTTTCAACGGGTGTATGTTTACAAATGTAACCGTCTTTACTCTTAATCACCTGCATTAAGAAGTAACCAAAACATTTAAGATCAAAAGCCCACCGGCGGACTTCCTGAGTCTGAAACATTACCACCGCTTTAGCGTAACTGTCCGGGCGTTTGGTTGCTACATTCGAGTAAAGTCCCCGGCCTATAATCATATCAGATACCCCTGTAATTATGGCTGAATTGGTCGGGGAGCCGTAATACCTTGCTAAGAGGTATTCTAAATAAGCGTTATCTGATCCATACTTTACCCACTTACTAAAATTTGTCACTACCTCGGTAGGGTCTGGCGGTTGGTAGGCATCCATCTGTAAGAATATAACCCTGTCTTTGTTTTCCATTACCTTGATTTATAAATTGTAGCGGGTTTTTCAATGGTTTCAAATTCATCCTTTATAGGATTGTAAGGATAGTAAACTGTTTCTGCGGTGCAATAGACCAACCCCCGGTAAACCAACTGACTTGTTACTGCGATAGAATCCAAAGCCTGTTTAAGTGATACCATACTGTCACCTACCGGACTGTTTTCAAGTGCGGTTAATTTGGTCACTAAGCCGGGATAGGAAGTTGTTTGAGATATAGTGTAAACAGATACGTTGCATTGATCTTTTTCGTTTAATTGAAGGCGGGTATTAGTAACCGGGTAAATAGATGTTATATGACTTATTTGTAATAATGCCGGTTTGTCTGCGTCTGGAAATGTAAGGTCTTCAACTTTGCCGTATCTTACTTTACCGCCCGGAAACATAAATTCAACTAAATAATACTGATAATCTGTTACCGTTGTTTCTCTTAAAATAACAGTTAATTGGTGTATAGTACCTGGAGTTACAATGTTCATATCAATATAACGGGAAATTTACGATTTGTTCCAAATAGAAAACCCCGCTATTAACGGGGCCTCCAATTAACCAAAAACAAAGTTTAACCCGGTTCGTCATCCGCACCCACTACAATAGTGGGATCGGTTGTAAGTCCGGCAAAAGGATCATCCACCGTTGCACCTGATAAGAAGTGAGTCGGTAGTTTCTCCATTCCAGACATAGCTAAGGTATAGCCGTACAAGTCAGCCATTACGCCGCCTGATGTAGATTTACACGAAGTCACTTCCATACCGTTGTAAAGGCCAAAGATCATCGCTTCGCCCATATTGGTATGCAGTACGATGTGAGGCCGCCCGTATGCTAAGAGTTTCAACTCCTTGCGGTCACCTGCGGTCATCTTTTTAAGGATCAGGTTAACGGTCTGAGCCCAGAAGGTCGTGCCGTTATCCCGGTTTGATTGAGCGTCCTCGTCGAAGTTATTGCCAGCCGCTTTGAGGTCGTATTTATAAGCGGTGATTGCCGCCCCTAAACTGTCAGACTGTAAATCTGTGACCTCCTCCGTACCGGCGTCAAAAGTGGGCTGTACTCCAAAATTAATGAAGTAGGCTGCTTTTAAGCCGCCGACAGAATCCTTGCATGGTTCCTGCCTCCCTTTTGTAAGTGCGCAACCCATGATACCGGCCATGTTAGTAGAGTGGAAGTTTCTTCAATGTAATCCAGACCCTTACTTTAGTTGACTGAGTACCACCGCCAGAAGCCGTTACCCGTATCGCCGTGCCAGTCCATGAAGGTTTATCCGCAGGAGGCTCAAAGAGTCCTACTGTCTGCAATCCGTCAATGGTTGCCGTGCCTGAAGTAATCGCTTTATAAACTTTACTCGAAGTCGTACCCCCGGAACTGAGAACGGTAAACGTGCCTGCGGTTGAACCCGTGAGCGAATCAGCTACACATTCAATGACATAACCCCACCCGGCGGGAACGATAGCTGGATAAGTGATTGTGACCCCGGTTGAATTTGAAACGGTGTCGATCACGTAATACACCTTCATTGTCGAAGTGTTTATCTCATAACTGGCAGCCTGCGGCATAGCCTGGAATGATAGCCCGATAAAGGCAAAAAGGACAAATAAGAATTTTAATGTTTTCATCTTTTTATTTTTGAATGTTAATAATTAAGCGGGCGGGGTGTAGAGGACAATCTCCGATCCGATACCGTACTGAACCCCGGCGGTGAACCTCATCACGAATCTCACGTTCTGCGATCCGTCAAGGTCTGCCATGTCCAATACTTTTACTTCGTTTTCGTCTGACAACAAGCCGGTTCCAAACCAAAGATTTGAAGCCTGGGCAGCTACCATGTAGGAATCATTCAACCCCGGAACAACTACCAGGACTTTACCAAGATAATCCAGAGGCTTTTCACCAACGGTGAAGGTCTGCATATATCCCAGCTTTGACAGTGCGACGGCATAAGCCCATGCCACGTTCTGAGCGACATAGATTTTAAAGTCCGGCTGCGACTTCACTGTGTTCGGAACAAATGACATAAGGTTTTCAAGTTCAGCGATCACGTTTGAGGCGTCAATCGAAGAAGTGGAAGTAACATCCAGGACGGTTGCATCGGCAGTCATTAAAACAACCAGGCCGTCAAACTGTCCGGCGGTTGCATTCACCCCGTGCCAGATCGTTGTTTCGATGTTTGCTCCTACCTGGGCCAGAAGATGACCAAGCATGAACTCCGTAAATGTCGGAGGCAGTTTGTCAAAAACCGAGTAGCCCATTTGAGCGGCTTCCCAGTCTGACCTGAAGTCTTTTTTGCACAACGCAAGATTCACCTGGAACTCTTCAGGGGTCAATACTCTTTCAGTCAGTGTCAGTGTCCCGGTTGCTGAGAAGTCACACGTTGCATCGGCTATGATAGTGCCTGAAGCAACAAGTTTCTTAACGACCTCCTTGTATTTGATGTTCGGCTTTACCGTAATAAGGTTTTTCCCCAGGGTATCGCCAGACAGTAAAGCAGCAGCGATGTACTTACCGGCAAATTCCCCGGCGTAAGTAGTCGTAATGCTTACCGTTGTAGATAGATCAACTTTTAAGAGTGGTTTCATTTTTTATTTATTTGTTAGGATTCGCAAAGTTTATCAAATACCCTGTCGATTGGGGTCTTTTCCCTGTATGCCAGTTTAACGGGCTGGGTGTCGTGTCCTTCCGGGTTCGGTTTGATCCCTTCAGGTTCGGGGATAGCTGCTAACTTGGCCTCAAGTGCTGCTAACTTTTCTTCGTAAGTCTTTTTTTGTTCTGAAAGTCCGGCATCGATCAAAGATTTGATTTCGGAGATCGTGTAGGATTTTTCGGCAGGTTTCATCGGCGTTCCGTCTGCACCCATAACAGGGGCGGGTTCGCCGGTGTTTTCTGTGATTGCGGAGATAATGCCTTCTGCTACTACTGAAAGCACACGCCCGTCTTCGAGGGTGTAATCACCTATTGGAAGCGGTATTTGCGTGTCACCTTCGAGGATAAAAACAGGCTCGTCAACTTCGAAAGCCTGAGCGAAAAGCACTACCCCGGCATCTGTCTTGACTTCTTCCAGTTTAGCGTCAAACGCTTTAAGAAGTGCGACAATTGCAAGTTTAATGAATGATTGTTTCTTTGCCATTTTAAGTCAATTTGAAATAAAACGGAAAGAAATTAAGGTTGTTCCAATTTCAAATAAAAAACCCCGCTAAAATTTAGCAGGGTTATCCGGGGTATTATGCAGGATTCTCATTTGAGTTTGGATAGGATGTATTTTGCACCTTTGATATATTTATTAATTAAAAATCTATCGGTATATCCTTCATCATCGTATCCTACTGTCATCTTTGCATTTAGTGTTATCTCCTCATCCGTTGGCAGTTCGATAACCTCAAATTCAACATCTTCCCACTCATCAAAAGAGTTTGCGTGTTCACCATTACATCTTGCCATAATGGAAAATTCAGGGTCTGGGATTGTATCGGGTATAGTAGCTTTGATAAGGATTGTTTTCATTTTGGCTCCCTCCAACTGATTTCGATGTCAATTAACTCCTCTCCAGGGTGTGTCTTTATCTTCTGTATTTGAGGATGATAACTTATATTTGCAAATTCCAATTTATCAATATATACTAATTGCCCGTTGTCCGCTTTAAATGCTTTCGCCTTAATGGTTTTCCTGCCGGAGGCCATCCTGATAACTGCGACTTCGATCAGGTCTACAAAATCCCAGTTGATTCCGGGATGTGTTTTTCGCAGGTCGTCAATGGATAGCATTTGCTCGACCGGGTAATCGCAGTTTACGAGGTCGCCGTTTTCCAGTTTTACGTAATGGCCTACTTTATTGATTAGGGCTTTGTATGTCATGGCTTATAAATTTTAAATTCACAATATTTCGGTGTCCAGTCTTGTTTCATTTCTTTGAGGTCTGCGATTACGGTTTTCACAACCAGCCCTTCCGGCACTCGGACTTCGAGTAAAACAGTGTTATATTTTCGCTCTTCGGGCTTCATGGCTGTTTCCTTATTGCGTTTCTACTAACTATTTCTCTTTGCCCATCCTCGAACTCGATCAGGATGCTATTCTTTTTGCCCCGTTTCAATACCCTGCAAATCCGGTTGTAAAGGGTTTCGCGCTTCGGGTTGTTGTGCCAGGCGTATCTATAGGTCATGGCTAATGTATATAAAGATTCATTGTATCCCCAAACTCCTCCACGCATCCCGGTTCGCCCACTGTCCAGGTGCGGGTTGTATCGTAAATCATATACTTGTCCGTATCGCACCCGGTCGCCAGCTCTACCCAGTTGCCTCCCAGTGAGGTCGTGCCGGTATCTGTAATCACGCCGCAATCGCAGAATATAAGCGGGTCTGGTTCGGGCTTCTGGCAGGCCATAAATAAAAATAGAAATAAGATTAGTATTTTCATGGTTTTTTATATTATTGTTTCTTAATTAGTTAGTCTGAAAGTTGCACCACTGTGAGCCGCTAAAATTACCACAATTTTAAACCCTTTTCCTTTGCCAGATTTTCCGCTGCTGATTTATAGAACTTAGCGATCTGATCTAACTCGAATTTGCTGATTTTTCTCGTCTTACGGGCTTCATTTTCTAACATCAAAACCTTGTTTTCGCCGTATTTTTCAACCAAAAACCTCCTGTAAACGTCTTTTTTGCCCTCTTCAAATCCGTTGCACTTCTTACAGGCCGTGTTACAATTCATCTCACTAAATCGGGTTGCCATATGCTGGCGGCCTATAAAATGCGAATTATCTGCATATTTTACATCAATGATTTTATCGCAGGTGCAACACTTACAAACCCGATCTTCGTTACAATCACGAAGCCTCACAAAAAGGGAAAAATATTTATCTGCCTTACTGGATTTCATTTCTGTAGTTCTTTCAAATAATCACTCGACAGGAAGCCGGTTACAACTTTTTGCACCTCGTCCGGGGTCATTGTCGGAGCGTACCAACTTAGAAT